ATCTTCATCGCCCCAATCGCCGCAAGGATATCCATCTGTAAACATAATGAATTTCTTAGGCTCAATACCTTCGTTTTTCATAAATTCCCAGTTGGCTTCAAATGCAGTTCCGCCGCCACCCTTAACTTCGTAGTTCATAATATCGTCAGCAGAGTCACCTGTGAACTTAGCATAGTTATAAACTTGGGTATCAAAGCACCACAAATCCAACGTAAAGTCTTGATATTCATCCATAATGCCTTTAACTTCGCTAATGAAGTCCTTGGCCATTTTATCTGAAATACTACCAGACATGTCAATAGCTACAGATACATCCACAGTTTCGTCATTAATCATTCCTGGCAAGATTGCACCGCAATGCTGACTCTTACGATTTGGGCGGCTAAAACTGTAATTGCTTTTTAGAATACTTTGGATATTCATGCGCAATAGTTGCCGCCAATCCATCTTGGGTTCAGTAAAGTCACTAATCATACGTTGGACACCTGCTGGCACCCTACCAGCACCTGCTGATTGTGCAGCCGCAACCATAGCTTCTTTAATTTCGTCGCGAATGGCTTTCTTTTCTTCGTCGCTTAGTTTTGGCCGGCCTTTACCTTTACCACTACCGTCAATTTCTTCACCCTCACCTTCGTCTTCACCCTCGCCATCAGTTCCGTCATCTAAGTGTTCGTCTAGAAGTTCTCCAAGCGAGGCAAAGTTGATCTTATCTGCTTTTTCATAAAGCTCTGCATAGATCTCTTCATAACTCTTACCACGATACTTGTCATCTTGATAAATTTTAATAAAGTTTGGTACAATACCGATACGCTCATCTTTGAGAATTTGATTAGTGGCGTAGTCGGCAGCAATGTTTGACAATACCGGATCACGGTGATCTCGACGTCCCATATGGTCAAAAACATTATGCAGAACTTCGTGTGCAAAACCAAATTCTGCTTCTTTTGGAGTTAATTTATTTACAAATCCGTTATTGTAATAAAAATTGCGTCCATCAGTAGCCAATGTGTGACACCAATCACTAGCATCAACCATCTTAAGTCGGGTAGCTAGATTACCAAAAAATGGATGACGCAACAGCAGACCAACTCGAGCAGTAATTAATTTTTCAAGTACTTTATTCTTTTCTGCTTGAGTAAATTCTTTAGTATTCCAGTCTTGTTTCTTAGTTTTCTCTGCTTTCATTACTGACGACATAGTGTATCCTTATTAGTGTTTAAGTATATATTATACATTAAATTTATCAAACGAGCAAGTAAAAAGGGCCCCTAAGGGCCCAATTTTAGCCTTCCATTGCCATGATAATGTACTTTCCGTACTTATCATGGAAACGATCAAAGTGTTCCAATTTGCTTGCATCAAACGGCAGTTCGTAAGTGGTCAATGCAATCTTTGCACCCATAACAATCAACTCTGTTGGGAAGTTCTCCATCAAGAACAAGAAGAAGTTGTCTGCCATTGCGTCCCAACCCTTAATCTTCTTGCGATCTGCTTCCTGCAATTCATAGCACAGGCTAATGCTCAAAGAATACATTGCAGAGATCTCTTTAATGTCGCACTTCTTAACCTTACCTGCTAAAATATCACTTGGGTTAGGCATCTGTTTAGCAACACGACGATGTGCCATGAACTTAACAGCCAGACCTTCTCCGACAGCACCTGAGATCAAATCAGTCAAAGTAGCATCGGACACATCATCTTCATCGAGCAATTCGCTAACAAATTGCCAGCTACGGGGAGTAGCGAATGCCTTGCTTGAAGATTTTGGATCAAAATCATAAAGATCTTGTTTAGCAAAGCCCAAATAACCAACAACTTGTTCGTGTACACGATTTTTAACAGCCCATTGTTGCCAGTCTTCATAGTCTGTACGCAATTCCAAATGCAAGAAACGATTAGCCAATGGAGCAGGCATACGGTAAGTAACACCTTTATCAGTTTCACGGTTACCTGCCGCAACGATTGCAACACCTTTTGGCAAGACATAAGTACCAACACGACGATTCAAAACCAATTGAAATGCAGCCGCTTGGGTTGCAGGAGCAGCAGAGTTCAACTCATCCAAGAACAAGATTGCAGTAGATTCGGGATCAGTAGGCAATTCTGCAGGAGGTGCCCAAGTCATTGTATTAGACGTTGAATTGTAGTATGGAATACCCTTAATATCAGTGGGTTCCCAAAGGCTCAAACGAACATCGATAACTTCTCGATCTTGCTCGTTGCCTAATTGTTTAACAATATCGCTCTTACCAATACCCGGAGGGCCCCACATGAATACAGGGCGTTGCTTTTTCAAGCATTTACGAATTGCTGCTTTAGCTTCGTTAGGACTAACTGTGCGATTTGACGAAATTTTTTCTGCCATACAATACTTTCAGTGTTTGAGTTAAATTGCATACTGTGTGCTACATGCTTCAGTATGTAATAATTATATAGCAGATTGTTCTATTTGTCAAGTAATCTCTTGATTTTCTTTAAATCTTTTTTGTGCTCTATGCATTTTTTGGATATCTCCGGAGAATAACACTAACTGCACAGCCATTTTTTCACCAAACAGATAAATTTCTTTTCGGGTAATATAAAATGGACAGTCGATATTACGATCTATCCAAAGCAATAGCGAGTTTGTTACGGGCACAGGATCTTCAAACCCTACTCTATGACATTTAATATTGGCCTGTTGTAGGCAATTAAACCCTTCTTCAGTTAATCCAAATCCGCCTTTTTCTTTAATTCTAGGATTTTGCCACCAAAGAGGCATAAGCCGTTTGAGGAATTTCTCTTCTGTGGCTAGTCCTAATTGTTCTGCTACGTATTTGGTGAGTTTAAGTTTTTGATTCATCGGTGATTTTCTCACCAGTGGTTAGTTTGTATACAGAAAACTCTTCTGTATTGAACAATTTATTTAATTTTTCTGCCAAATTAAAAGCATGTCCGCTATTTGCAAATGACACTTTTTTATATTTTGGACCTATATCTTGAGCAACTATACTACTGGTCTTTAAATTAATTGGCTTATTTTGATAAAAAACAGACCAAACTGCTTCAGATTCTAATACTTGATCTGTTTTATAAGATTTTTTATTTGTTATTTCTAACAATATGTTTGGTTTTGGTCTGCTCATTTATACATTCTCCGAAAAGTGTGTATATATTTAGCAGGTTTTTAGAATTTACCGCCGTCCATTTTAACTACTATATTATTTTCCGATGACGTTGCAGATTGATCTAATACGCTGCTTAATCTAGTCATTGCAGATGCAAGGCTGTCATATAAGTCAGTATATTCTTTTGTAGATAATACTAATGTTTTTTGATTGCTTTTTCTTGCAATTCTAGCTTTATTTAAAAAGTCTTCAATGGGTAATAAATTCATGTTTTGTTAAGTATGTTTAATGTATTTTTCATTTCCTGTTCTGTTTTAAACGGGCCATGGTACGGATATCTTTCTAAAGTAATTAACTTTGGACAAAAACTTTTAACCCAACCCTTACGAAATTCTATCACATAATACCCTGCACAATATTGGCTCTTACTTTTAGAACTTTTTGCATACAGTGGTAATTTCTTTTTTACATTATATACAGGCTCGTATGGTTTTGAACTACATGGATAATTGTAAATAGTATGGGTAAGTGGTTCTACTTCAAATTTACGTTTAGTATTAACAGTATCAAGTTTATCAACAACTTCTTTAAAACTCTTAATATTAACTGATCTGCCTTTATTTAAAAAAACATATCCCTTTTTGCTTTTAGCAATAGATCCAATTTTCTTTCCATTGTCGGCAATGATCCATTCTTTATTTGGCACCAATACTTTTGAAATTATTTCATTCATGCTATATATCTCGCATTTAGTGGTTCAGCATAACTAGTAACCTGCTCACTAATTTTAACTAGATCGAATTCAGAACATAATTTAAGCAATCTTACCCCAACTTGTGGGATATTCTTCTCTGCTGTGATTGCTGTATTAATAGTCTCTTGAATTAACAATTGTATATCATTAGGTTGTGCGGTTAGATCACATAATATCACATTTCGTTGATAATCATCTAATACACGATGTTCAACACCTTCGTGGTCAGTCCAACGTTGAAGCATGAGATTGTTCCAATTATATCCGCGGCTATCTCTATCGGCAAAGGCATCGCGGAGACCTACTTTATTCTTTGTACCTTTTTCCCGTACTCCGGGATATGCACTAAAAATATTGTCAGATGTATCACCGCGCATACATTTTTCAAATAACAACCATTCTGGATCTGGAATAGGTTTAGGCAATTTAGTTTTTTTATCAATTACATACTTGCCTTTTTCGTCAAAGTATCCCTCGTGTGTGGTTGTAATTTGCATCACACCATTATATTGTTTTACATTAGATGCAATTAACTGTGCAAAGTCGCCATCTGTTGAGATAATAATATGATTGTCGGCGGGATGGCTTTTAATCCATCCTGCAATTAAATCATCAGCTTCTAATTGGGGATGTTGCAATACTGTACAATTAGTTTTTTCAGTAATGTAATCTTTAAATTGATCAAACGTTTCCCAAAATACACGATCTTCTTCTGCTTCTCTTGGACTTTGAGCAGCACGAGCTTCGGTGCGTTGACGTTTGTAAGGAGCATATACGTCTTTACGCCAGCTGCGCCCTTCTAAAAAGAAAATAACGTGGTCGCCTTTAAAGTCACGCCATGCCTTACGAACACTGCCTAGTACTGTAGCGAGACTCATTCCAATCTTGTCATTTAAATCACCACGGGTTGCGTGCCTAGCACGAAAGAATGTATTTGCTGTGTCTACAAGAATATATGTTTTGTTCATTAAGAAATCTCTGTTCGGCCATCGCCTAGGTTGTTAACATTAATAAATCCACTACCGCGTCGATCCATATTGACATCTATTTCTGAGCCAATATTCCTGCATAGATCCTGGAACCATTGATCAACAATGGACTCTTCGGTATCTCCTTGGTATCCGTTTGCTTTTAATTGTAACACAAAATATTCATTCCAATCAAGCTCAAAGAACCCATTGCGAATATTATCTTTGTTCACGTGGGTATCTAATACCGCTACCCACGGTTCTTTATTTTCTGTTGCGATTTCTTTTGCAGTCTTTGAGACAGGCGTAACTTGTGTTTTAGTAAAAAGATTTTTAAAAAAGTTTTTCATTTTGTTTTCTTGAGATTGTATTAGTAATGATTGATCTAAAATTCCCATTAGGTGCCCCACTCGTTCTTGAATAGTTGAACTTGTAGTCGATCACTGTACCGCCATCCTTTTCGCATTGCCATGTCGGCCACTGATCTATTATTAAGAGCGTACACTTGCTCAACACCGCCAACAGGCATAATATACACATGGCCTTTAAAGCCCCAATCACGAAACTCTTCCACGGCTCTTTCTGCATCTTTCAAATCCTCTTCTGTAGCAATAACAAACTTCAAATATGTTGTGCCAACTTGTTCATACTCACAAACAATTTCTGGTTTGATTGCATCTTCCCACTTTTCACCACTGCAAGGAAGTTTAGCACTTACGCTAAATGTAATTTCTCTAATATTGAGATTTTCAGGGAATCTCCATTTAGTCAAATAGTCTTTAAATGTTGGATCTAATTTTTGAGTACCATTTGTTTCAAATGTAATCTCTTTCAATGTTGCCATCTTAGAATGATCTAACAGGTCTGGAAAAGCACGTTGCCAACCTAACAATGGCTCACCTCCTGTAATAACAAGATGTTCATCTTGCCAGTGATCTTGCGGGAGAATTTCCATAATGCGTTCTACAATAGCATCACTAGTAATCATAGGGCTAAGTTTCTTAAAGTCCCGATGCCAGCTGGCGTAGCTATCGCAACCTGTACTGACTAAAGGCAAGTCTTCGTATTTGTTAAATGGATGCATGGCATTCATAACTGCTATACTAGCTGCTTCCTTGCTGAGTTCTCCACGAGGCATGCCAAAGCCAGCACAGCGGAAATTACAGCCGAAAGTTCTAAGGAACACACTGGGCACTCCCATATATCTACCCTCTCCCTGTATAGAGTAGAA